CATTTTGTCAGACTCTCGCATCCAACCCTGCTCAACTCTCGGCACAATGACCTGAAGTTCCAACTGCTCATCACCAACTCACATGACGGGTCGTCATCCTTCAAGATGCAACTCGGCATCTTCCGCCTCGTGTGTGCGAACGGTCTGGTAGTCGGCACAGTGTTCGAGTCCGTGGCCTTGCGTCACAGTGGCCGAGTCCTCGAAGAGATCGAACCTGCCATCGAGCGTATCGTGGCGCAGATCAACAAGCTCGATGACGCTCTCGATAAGATGAAGGGTCGTCAACTCAGCACTGCCGAGATGCAGAAGTTCTACGCCGAGGCTGTCAAGTTCCGCTACGGCGACAAGGTGCAGGGCAACGATGTCGAGATCCTGTCTCGTCGGACTGCCGATGATGCAAACGACCTCTTCACGGTGTACAACCGAGCGCAGGAGGCTCTGGTGCGAGGCTCACGGGTGGTCGGATTGAACGGTCGCTTCCGTCAACGCCGTGCCATCACCAACATTGACAAGGATAGAGCCATCAATGAGAAGCTGTTCGACCTTGCGTACTCCTACATCGGAGAAGCGCAGGCCGCATAAGTTCCCGACCGCAACACACAACGGCCTCCTGCTCTAACGGGTAGGGGGCCGATTTCAATCGGGGTCTAACGCCTTGCCTGTCGTAAGGTGAGGGGTCGTTTTTTAATAAAAGGAGAATAATTGTATGGGATACACAACGGATTTTCGTGGTCAGTTTAACTTGAACAAACCCTTGGACGCAGGCACTGCGACCTTCCTCACCAAGCTTGCCAGCACTCGACGCATGGCTCGTAATCTTGAACCAGAGTATGGGGTCGAGGGAGAATTTTATGTCGAGGGAGTCGGATACTACGGACAAGACCGAGACGACACCATCATCAACTACAATGTTCCGCCCAAAACCCAACCGAGTCTCTGGTGCCAATGGGTACCGAACGATGAAGGAACCGCCATCGAGTGGGACGGAGGAGAAAAGTTCTACGGGTACATTCAGTGGATCGAGTACATCATCGAGAAGATTCTCGCCCCTCGGGGATACACGCTCACTGGCGATGTCGAGTGGCGGGGAGAAGATTGGGATGATACCGGCACTATCAGCATCAAGGAAAACGCTGTAACCATTCATTAAAAGGAGAACGAAATGAAAATGACTGAAGCTCAGAGACTTAAATGTCTCAATGTCTTGGCCGACAACGATATTCGGTACTACAAAAGGGGATTTGAAACAGTCGATAAGCTTATCGCAAAGCTTGTGTTGAACGGGAACTCTATTGGAGTACCATACGGCTCGCTTCACAACGACGAGCTGATCAAGGTGGTGTACAGTGAATGCCAACACAACCTTGAGAGGTTTGATGTGCAGGAGATCCTTAATTGGGTCATGAAACAACCATCAAATGATTGGTTTCGGGTTTAACGATGAATAAACAAAAATTGTTAAACTATTTCTTAAAAAAGATCGGCCTCTATGTTGTCCCCTTAAGTGATGCCCAATCCATTCAACAAGCTACTAAGGAATGGGCCGGATGGGGAGACCTCGGGGGGCTATGGTTTGAGGAGAGAGACTACAAACATCTCGCAGAAATCTCAAAAATACTCGAAGACTCACATAACAAATAAAAGGAGAACGATATGACAGAAGAACAGACATACAATAAATCTCGTAAAGAAGAAGCACGGCAAGCGGTCGATGCTCTCGTGGATAGCGTACGCTTCATGAACTTCGAGAAAATGGTGGTGGAGGCATTCGAAGATAAGCTTGCCACGATGCACAGGACCAACATCCAGACTCTCATGGGAGTGTTCAAAGATGTCATCGAACACTACGCTCAAGAACACAGTGCGGATCTTCGGAACGAAGACAGTTTGGTGTGGGCAAAAAAAGTAAGCAAACTTGACACCGGATCTTTCCGGTATATTTGAAAGGGAAATTAAAATGACAAAAGAAAAACGCATTGAAGAAATTATGTTCAACCTCGCCATTCTGAAGAACGACTTCGAGAGCTTCAGGGACTGGGACAACAACGACGAAGAAAATTGGGAAGCCATGATCGGCATGGTGGAAGTAATTCAAAAACAACTGGAGGCAGTATGAGAACTCTTAAATATCACTCGGACGCAGGACATGGATGGCTCGCCGTAAAGGTCGGCTTGTTAAACGAACTTGGACTCATCGACAAGATCACACGGTACTCTTACATCAGAGGTAAGACCGCATATCTTGAATGCGATGTAGATGTCGGCACATTCGTCGAGGCACACAAAGCAAAGTACGGCAGAGGCATCGAGGCAGAGGAGTCTTACAAGCAATACTCGAACATCCGGTCTTACGAGGCGTACAGTGCGGAGCGAGCCAAGCTTGCGCTGAATGGCAGAGACGGATCGGCCAAACGCTTTTTCTAACACCTTGGAGGTTCTATGATTATCGCAGCATTGATTATCTTCGCACTATTATTTCTCGACATGATTAACACTCTCACCATTCTGCTCTGTGCTGTGGCTCCGGTACTGTGTATTATGTACCTTTGCGCCGTAGCTTAATCGGGGTCGGCTTTCCGCCCACGGATAGGGCGGAGGGTCGAATTTCAAAAAAGGAGAATAATTTTATGAATAAAAAAGAAATGGATCCAAATGTTCAAATCGGATGTCGAATTGCATGAGGAGCTAGACTGGTGGTGCCATGACGACAAGACATCGTACAACATCCACAACTGCAACAGTGATGATATTGCGATGTTCAAGATAGACGCATACCCAAACGCAGAGGGACAGGACAAACCGGATTACACCACTTGGACAACAGTGAAGACTTTTCACTTCCACGAAGGAGAACAAAATGACTGAACGAAAAAGAAAAACAAGCACCAAATTCGAACACGGAGAAAATTGCAGGTGGGACGGCAAAGACGGCAGGTACACCTACACCCGAGGCGTGTGCCAAGCTTGCGACGAACTCAAATCCAACACCGCCTCTGGCGTGTACGGCATGAGCGAGTCCTACTTCGGTATGAGTACAGCAGACATGAAGCGCATCTATTGCACGAAGTCTTTCATCAGTGCCGAACGCTGTACCAAGTACACGAACCCAAAGTGTGCCTGTGGTAAGCTTGTGTACAACCAAGCCAAACCACCAAAGCCGAAATACATTGAACCCGCATTCGTGTGGGTTAGCACGGAGGTAGAAGCATGAGAGAAGATAAAAGCATGGTGATGCACATTTCATTCATCGTCGCTACATTACATTTTGTGGCGCAAATCTGGAGGTAACATGGAAGTAGAAGGAAGCGTCAGCATTAAAGGAAAAACATTTAATTATGTCGCAGATGTATCATTCGACACGGACTTGCACTATGGTGCGGATGCGGATGGCAACCGTGGCATCGAGGCTCGTTTCTTGGATCGGTTTTTAATCTTGTATGCGGAAGATGCGGATGGAAACGATGTCACAAACACGATGAATAAAGACGATGAATTTGTGGACAGAGTAGCAGAAGATGTGTTAGAAAATAATAGCACCCTCTAACAGGGTGGGAGGAAAATATGAATTTTGTAAATGCGGTAAAGAAAATGAAACAGGGCAAGCGAGTCAAGCGAAAGCATTGGCTGAAGCATGATTATCTTTTCATTCAAGAATCCAAGATCCTTTGCGATGGAGGATATGAGTATCAAGATAAGCTCAAAGTCGGAGACTTCACCGCCACTGACTGGATCGTCACGGAGGAAGTGTGAAGAACTTGTGGGTCGTGAAGCGCAAGTCAGACGGATCTTTAGTCAGCATCTGGCGAGCCAAGTCCAAGGCCAAGCGACACTATTCCGACGAGCTTGATGATCTGGACATCGTCAAGTATGTTTGGAACGGAGGCTACTTCACCGACGACCTGAACGATGTATTCACTGGATTCCTCGACGCTATCGAGGCCAGAAGATTCAGCGATATGTTTTAATCTAATGCAGCACGGCGGGCTAGTGGTCTGGCGTGGATTTATAAACCATGGAGAGTAGGGTGCAATCCCCTAGTGCTGTACCATTTTTCACTAACAACAAACGGAGAACCAATGAAAACTAAAAGCAAGAGCGCCCTCATCAAGCTTATCAAAAAGCCAAACGGGTATTCGTGGGAGAACACGAAGACGAAGGATGTCGTAGAGAATACCAAGTACAATGCCATCGCATTCGGATCTTGGTGGCTCAAGTTTGACAAGAAGACCATCGAGCAGGTGATGGAATTCATGGATCAGGAAAAACATAATGTCGCTTTCTTCAGTACCACTGGAGATTTCTTGTATGTCGATAACATTAAAGGAGATGTGTGATGAATAAATATCGTGGATTTGTTTTGTCTTTCAACCCATACACCAAATACGGATTTGTCCGGCTGTACAAAAAGAACCGTGGCAAGACCGACTACAACGATGTTTTCATTCATGCGAGCGAAATCATGGACGACACCAAGCAACTGTTCATTGATGAACTGGTGGACTTCTGCCTCGACATCAAGGAAGAGGGTGGCATCCGGCAGTATATCGCAAAAAATGTCACCAAAGTTCGATCGGGGGTCGAATTAGTACCCAAGACAAGGCGAAGGGTCGATTTTTAAGTTTGACTTTACACTGAAAATGTTGAACAATTAGCTATGGTTTATCAAAACTGTAAAATTTATGGGCCATATAAAAGAAAAGACGGAAGAAAACATGTTTGCGTTATCTTTTCAAATGGCTCAAGAAAAACCGTCTCTTATCCTAAGTATCTAATGGAAGTGCATCTAGATAGATATTTGAAAGATGACGAAACTGTTGATCACATCGATCGTGATTTTACAAATGATGCCATAGCTAATTTGCGAATTGTAGACAGAAAACAACACGCTATCGATGATGCGAGAAGAGTTACTAGATTAGTAAGCGCTTCTTGTGTTTGGTGCAAAAAAGAAATGGGCACAATAGATCACAGGAAGAGATCTAAAAATGCAAAAAGAGCTGGCCCATTTTGCAGTAGAGAATGCTCCGGAGAATACGGAGCAAGTGTTCAAAATGGAGGATCTAAATTGCAAAAAGCAGTTTACAAAAAGGAATATTACTATAATATAAAGAAGTAAGTTTTATGTGGGAGCGTGATGGAATTAGTATACATACGAGCCTTAAAAGCTCGGGGAGCATAGCTCCGTAAGGGTGCAAGTCCCTTCGCTTCCACCATTATTTATTGGGCGGTAGCTCAGAGGTAGAGCAATCGGCTGTTAACCGATTGGTCGTAGGTTCGATCCCTACTCGCCCAGCCATGTTTTTTTAAGGAGCAATTATGGAAAGTCTTTTGATGTTCGATGGAATGAACGATGCCGTCATCGGAACCACGGAGCGAGATGGAGAGACACTGGTGTGCTATTCGCTCAAGAAAATGACCAACATCTTGATGACCAAGGACGGTATGACCGAAGAAGAAGCTCTCGAATTCCTCGATTACAACACACTCGGAGCCTATGTAGGAAAGCAAACTCCCATTTGTGTTGATGATGTAAATGTATTCTCTATTCAGGACAACGCCACCTCCTAAAATACGGGCGTGTTAGGTCGTGTAGAGCCGAGCGATGTCCAAATCGGCCAAACTTTAAGGAGACAATATGGACGAAATGAAAGAAGTATTGAATGCGTATTACGAAAAGGGTCTGGACGATGGATTCCAAACAGCCATCAATGTTCTTCGGGCTAAGTATTTTAATCCCGAGAGCATCAAGTTGACCGCAGATAATTGGGCCGATTGGCTCGAAGTGCATCGGGAGGAAAACAAATGAGCGAACAAGAAGTAGAAGCAATCATCAAGAAGTTTAAGAAGGAAGCTGCTAGCATCCTGAAATATGATCCTTGTGATCTTAGCAGTAGCGAGTTTCGCAATTTGCAAGGTTCAGCTAGGAGTCTCATCAGGAAGATTGAAAGATCGTCTGTTGACTTTGATGATCGACTTCCCGAAGAACTCGGACAGATTATCCGAGACTTGGATAGTATTCTGTAAAGTTTGAGAGGGTCGGTGTGGGAAAAGTAGCGGATACTGATTCAGGGAATACGAAGCTACACGCTGTGGATAGGCGCTATTTTGTTAATAGCACAGCCGCCACTGGAGACACGCAAGGTAAGGCAGATTGGTTAAACTCCAATACGAACAGGTAAAGCTGCGTTGTGAACGATATGCGCAATCTGGGCGCAAAGGCCCGAGTCGGTTCAAATCCGGCAACCAGATGACAGGAGTAGCGACCTGTACCCTCTCAATTCATTCTTATTCTGTACATTTTACCTATTTTGTATAGAATAGGAAACAAGCCATAAGGAGCCGAGGTGAGTGATGATTTGTCAGGTATGCAAAGAAGATCATAGAACTCTTGTCAATAAAGAATGGTGTGATCGTTCTTTATTGGAGATTGAAAATGATTATTTGAAATCCGAAAACGCCCGACTCAGGAAGGCATTGCAACACATTGCAGACCACGACGAGGGTATTGAGTTTTATTTTGGAGATATAGCCCGTGAAGCGTTGAAGGGCAACGAGTGATATGCTTACATTCAAGAAAATGTTCTGGACTTGCATGTTCTCCTTGAGCATCCATACATTCTTAACAAAGCAAAACTTCATCTCTTTGGTGGGACTTTTCTTTTTTTCTTATGCGTTTGTTAATTTTGTTTTAAGCAAAGGTAGTAAAAATAAATGACTCCAGAACAAATTAAAACATTGGAAGAAAACCTTGCCATTGCCATTGAAGCACTTAAAATGTATGAAGATCCTTGGTCTTTCAAAGATATAATTGAAAATGAAACAAGTATTCCTGATTTTTATAGCGAGACTGACTTTGGAATGTTCGCCCGTGATGCTCTAGTTAAAATCTCAGCGAACAATGTCGTCACCAAATACCACAACACATTAAAGAACTTGAAGGATTAAATGAACTCAACAGCTAACATTCCTCTCACCAAAGTGTTTGTGGACAACAAGTACCTTGGCTTAGAAAACGGGGTAACAGAAGCCTATTGGTATGGCATCACATCCGTACCCGGTCGGCAATTCCTTTGCCATGTAATGCTCTACAACGGCTCGAATTGGTACGGGCTACCGCTGGTAGCTCTCAGCACCAAGCCCTCGCATTCTGGCTCTATAGCCGATTCTCAGGCGTATGACTGCTTCTCCTATGACATCGCCTGTATCCGCTTCAACTTCCTACGAGATCAACGAGCGAGGATTTTATCCTCAGACGGCACTTACCTGTTCACTGTGATCTCGCACGACCATGACGGTCATGCTCCGTTTGCCGAGTATCCAGAGCAAGCTAAGACCTTTACCTTCCTCGCCTTAGATGATGGGCGCATCGTGTGTGGGCCGAACAATTACATCACATGGATTGATAAATCTTTATATGAAGAGGATAAAGAATCGCAGAACAAGTACAAAAGAATAGATAAAGTTTACAGAAGTGGCAAATAGATTAAACGATTGAAAACCAATAACAAATAAGGTATAATACCCGCATGAAGGACAAAGTGAAAAAATATTGCGACTATAATTTTTTGATTGAATACTCTAAAGCTAATAAACCCACTAAAGATTTTAATAAAAACTCGGCTATTATCAAAGAAGTAGTAAAGCATTTTAAGACAGATAAATGGCCTCTCAATATTGATTCTATTAAAGATGATATTATTCGAGAAGTATTGGGATTTGATCTACTCCCTTATATTATTCTTGAATTGGATAAGAAAGGAATAAAAGTGTGTCTCGGATCAAAGAATAACAAATTAGTTATCGCTCTTGATTCTGATAAAAAGAAAAAGACAACTAAAAAGAAACCAGTTAAAAGAAAAATAAAATGAACATCATTGAAGACTTTAAGAAATACAAGAGGTTGGATACCGTTTACAGAAGTCAAAAATAATCCTTTGACATTCGATAATGTCGCATGCAAAGGTATTGAAGGATTGGCGTTGTGATGCCTGAAGAAAGGCTACGGTTAGCTATCAATGGAGCGTGAAAATTGCATTCGTGCGACAGAGGCTCGGGGATAACACACAAGCGGTGAACGAGTACTACGATACCGAAATCCAGAAGGTCGTAGCGCAAGGCCAAAGATAGATACAAGAGTATAGGAAGACGGGCTTCCGGCTCACTTAGTGGAAACATAAAGTACACTATTTGATTAGACACAAAATATAAATGCTTGTACATTTGTACAGAGTAGTCTAATCCTTTGCCCGAGTAACGACGATATAATAATATGGAGGTAACTGTGTATAACAACATCAAAGAAGAAATAACGAACAAGTTAAACGAATTATCTGAAGACGCATTAGCGAAGATTAAGACGATGATTGATAAAGAGATTAGTACGAAGTATCTCAGCGATGGATATATCGTACCGCATAAGCTGTATAAGCATATCAACAATAGCGATGTAGCTTTTGTATCGCTTGGTGTTGGGTTTACTTCAGACGAAGTAATCTGTAACGGATACTGGGTTAACATCACTAACCCAAAGAAGTTCTATCTGTTAGACGCAGATACTGTTAAGATTAGTACTAACGATATTTCTAACTGGAAAGTATTGGAGTGGCCAAGCAATGAGTGAGAGTACAAATTACTGCGACTATCCTGTAAACGACTGCGTTCTTGCCAAAGAACTAATGGAGACAGGATACAAGAAAGCGATAGAAGAAATACGCAACCATAAATGTCGAGTACTTATGATGCCCTTTGAGAAATGCGACTGCGTAAGTAACATGGCTCAAGTAGCAGATTGGTTAGAGGCGCAGTACAAAAAAAGGAACTACTGATGAAGATCAAATCGGATATTACTTATTGCAGTAATGGCGAATGCGATAATAAAAGTAGTTGCATGAGATCTCTCGATAATCTAAGATCACATAGTAGTAAGTGGCTGAGTGTTTCTGCCTTTATTCCCGATGAGAACAATCATTGTGAATACAAGATAGAACGAGAAAAGGAGGACTAAATGGACAACATAACATTCGAATGGAGTGAAGACATGAGCAAACTAGATGCATTGTTTAATGCGAACAACAACAATAACGAATACAACAAAGGCTTTGATGACGGTATTGATTTCATTCGTACTATCATCACCAGTGACGACTTCTCCCTTGAGCTGTATCGCAAGTACGGATACAAGATTGATAACCGTCATATCCAATCCTTGCTCGAAGACAAGTACAGGATCTCCAATGAACGATAACATAACCATGAACACTGAAGCGTTCAATGCTATGCTCGAGGAGTATAGAAGCGAAGGCTATCAGCAAGGCATCAACAAGATCATCACCGTCTTGAACAAGTGCGTATTTGTCGAGCAGGGTGCTTCGGTAAAGGGAGAAGACATCTCTTTGTACCTGATGCAGTATCTCGCCAAGGAGAACGAGGATGAGTGAGCCAGTGGCTTTGTCTGGAGATCAGCTTGTTCTCTTGATAAAGAGGGCAGAGATTGCGGGGTATAAGAAAGCCTTGCAAGCCTTGTCCAAGTTTGATAATGTCGAAAGTGCTGTAGAGTATCTCGAAGAAAAACAGAGTATTATATTGAACAACGAAGGGGATAAAATGTTTTACTGCGATAAACACGATCACTACACTGAAGGCGGATGCGACATGTGCGCCGTTGAGGATTTCCAACTGAGTCTCTTTGAGGACTCGATGCTGGATCTTCAAATGACTTTTAACTTTGCAAACAAAAAAGGGGAATAAAATGAAATATATTATTGCGATGCTTTTGTCTGTAACAACTGCTAATGCTGAACTCATTGACATCAATGTAGTAAAGAACTGGAACAGTAACGGTGTGGCTGTAGGTCACGAAGCTACTGTGGACAACAAGACCCTTCACCTTGTTGGATCAGGCACTGCCGTTCAGAAGGTGGGCAATCAGCGCATCCCTCTGTTCGTGGTGCAAATCTATGCCGAGATCCCTATGTTCTTTGTGCGCAATGAACAAATGGCTATCGAGAGTGCTTCCGATGTAGGACTCATTGGCATTCGCATTACCTCGCTTCGTTGGTATCAGCCGACGATTCTCTGGGATGCCATCAACAAGTCCTCTAGGAATCCTAATGCGGTAGTGTATCAGGCGGCTCGTGCTTCCATCTCTGGCGCATACATCGCCCCGGGAGAGACTGTGAACATCGTTGGATCTGGCGGTCTTACTCTCATTGAGAATGCCGCAGGTATCGTCACTAGCATCCGTGAGCCTAATGCCATTCAGCACATCCTTTCGCTGTTCATTGGCGATGTCAAAGGGTTCACCTCTCTTGACCTCAAAGAGCAACTTCTTCAACATCCGGCATTTACTTACGGCGATAAGCAATGAAGAATATCTCGCAAATGAAATACGACGAATGCCTTGCCCTCTTGTCCGAGCTTCATGAACTGTCTTACATGATGATTGAAACCGGACTAGATGAAGAGCTTTCGCCTATTGAACTCATTGAAGAGGCTTTGCGAGTAATAAGGGCAGTGGATGGAAGTTCTAAGGCAGGAACTCCATCCCTACCCAAACCGTCCAAAAAAGAAAAGAAGCTACTACACTAAGGAGGAACTATGGTAAACACACTGATTGGTGTAGCAAATAAAGTAGGCGTTAACTCTCTTCTCCTCGTTTCGATATGCAATGTGGAAACGGGAATGAAGAGTGTAAACAATTATAAGGATCACAAAGGGCCGTCTTATGGCATCGCTCAAATCAAACTGAGTACCGCCAGAAGTGTCGAGCCAGTCGTTGATATTCTGGCCTTGCAACAACCCCAAGTCAATGCGGGAGTTGCTGCTAAGTTATTGAAAAGACTGGAGAAAAAGTACGGCAACAAGTGGGACGCAGTCGCCGCTTACAATGCCGGAAGTCTTCGATATAAGAATGGTGTCCTCATTAACAAAAAATATGTTGATAAAGTGAGAAAGAACTATTATCATCTGGATAAGAAGCTTTGTCTTCTGAAAGGAAAGTATGACTCGCATAAGGTACAAAAAGGAAAATGTTCTACTGATTTCAAAGAAACCTATTCTCTGTCAAAACAGGTTTGTGCAAATCGTAATTAACACTTCGGCCAACCAATACAACTTGTTCGACATCACCACTGGAGAACTTGTAGTAGAGGGAGTGGCAGATACTCTTCAGGGACTGAAGCGTAATGCTAAGTCTGCGGCTCTGTCCATCGGTGCAAACTTCACATCGGAAGTGAGGAATGTAAAAGGACAAGAACGCAAGCTTGTGGTATGAACAATATCCACGAATGGATATTTGATAATATGGGGTACATCGAAGAAATGGTGTATCCCATATTACAAAAGAAGAATGAAGCCATGAATAGCACTGATGCTTTATTTCATGACGACATTCTAAAGCAATACAAAGACACGGTACTTAGTGCGATAGCAGTGGAAGCTTGTAAGCGTCTTGGGTGTAGTGTTGAATCGTTTTATGAATCAGCAGAGGAGCTAGATGAAGTATGGAAAATGATGATTTGTTAGTGACTAGACTTAATGCTCACATGAGATATATCGCCCCAAGGATTCGGGATGAGAACAAACGGAATGAGTTTATTCTTTGTATACTTTCCTTCATTGACGGAGAAGAAGTATTGTCTCCCGATTATCACGGAGGAACAAAGCTTGCCTTCGATACTTACAACGAGATAAAAGAAATACACAACAAACGATTCGTTACAGGCCGTAGCGAAGATTTCTACATGGAGAGACTATGATTAACTCTAACTTGATTATTGGCATTGATGAAGATTCTGAAGTAGCTGCGGAGTCTTCCGTTCTTACACTTAAGACTACCGAGAAGGGTAACATTATCGTTCAACTTGATGTCCCTAAGTGCGCAGTGAAGCTTGATGATCTCGAGAAGGCCATCACCGAACTTCGCCTTTTTGTTGCACAGAAGGCATACTTGGTGGAACGAGAGAACTCTGTAAAAAAAGACAGCAGTGGTTTGTTTACCATTGAATATGGCGCAACGGCAGAGTAAGCTTTTAAGGGGGAGAACTTAAATGAGTAAGACGGAAAAGAACATCATCGTAACCTTTGTGACAATAGTGGCTTTGTTGGCGGGTGGAACATATGTCGCCCAACTGCTTGGTAGCAAAACCATCAAGCCTAAAACCGGACAAGAGTATTCCGCTACCTCTGTAATGATTACTAGGTATGACGGAAGGTCTGGCGGGAGTGGAGTCATTCTCTCTTCCGGCAAGAATTCTTCAAAGATTCTTACTAATGCCCATGTTTGCGAAGTGGTAAAGAATGGTGGCATTGTTCGTTCCGACACCACTAAAGGCGTAGTGAAAAGCTACAAGGTATCCGAACTGCATGACCTGTGTCTCATCACCACGAACAATAACTTCAAGGTGAATACGGTTATTGCGGAAGAAGCTCCCGAGTTTTACGAGGATTCGGCAGTAGTGGGACATCCGGCCCTCATGCCTACCATCGTCACCAAGGGGGTGTTCTCTCAGAAGGAACTCATCACGGTTCTCGTTGGAGCAAGACCCTGCACTGAAGAAGAGCGTAACAATGAACGCACGGCCATTATCTGCTTCTTCTTTGGAGCCATGCCTATGGTGCGCACCTTCGAAGCGCAAGTGGTTTCTTCTACCATCATGCCCGGATCATCCGGTTCTCCAGTGTTCAACACTAGGGGCGAGATCTCCGGTCTGGTGTTTGCGGGATCCGGTAACTTCGGGTATGCTTATGTTGTACCCCTCGAATACATCAGCAACTTCATCGAACACGAGCTTGGAAGTCTCGCAAATCGATTTCCAGACAATTCTTCCTCCACCCCATTTCAGGAAGAGGAAAAGAAGAATTATCGCAAAATCTGCGAACGAGGGTATCCGCATCAAGCTACCCGAGTTTGTGAGATGGCATCTAAGAGTTTGTTAATGGAGAAATGAGAGTAATATGTTAAGCAAGAAACAAAAGAAAAGCAGTCGTAAACACATGCAGAATCGTCGCATGGTTAAGTATCTTCAGAACATGAGTGTTGGAGCTAGGTTTGCCAATGCTCAAACTGTACAACCAAAGGCTAAGAGTGCCGGTCATTCGGCATCTCTCAAGCGAGCTTCTGGGAGGGGCGAATAATGGATAGCACACTTCTTACGCTCACTATCATTGCTTCAGCCGCAATGTTCTTTAAGCATCACAAGGATCTCGAGAAGCTTAAGTCTCGTATCAGTTCCCTTGAGCAGAAGAACAAAAAGATGATGGGTAAAGCCTAATGGATCCGGTAGACCATCCTACTCATTACAATCACGGGAAGATAGAAGCTATCACCTTTATTGAAGATCAACAGCTTGGTTTTCATTTGGGCAATGTGGTAAAGTATATCTGCCGAGCGAAGCACAAGGGCAATGAGTATCAAGACTTACTCAAGGCTCTCTGGTATCTCGAGCGCCACATTCAAAACTTGGAGATGGAACATGATAGAAGTGGACATAACGAAAGAGATGATCTCCAGAGCGTTAGAGCTATCAAAGGAGCTGGGTAAGCTAAAGCATTCCATTCGTGGTGGCGAAGGTAATCTTGCTGGATTCTTGGGGGAAGAGTGTGTATTAAAAGCTTTCCCCAAGGCTTCCCGGGATAACGACTACCAACATGATTTGGTATTAGAAAACAAACGACTTGAAGTTAAAACCAAAGATCGCACTGTCATTCCTCGGACTCATTACGAATGCTCAGTGCCTTCTTACAATACACATCAAGACGCAGACTATTATGTTTTTGTATCTCTGTTGCGCAAGGGCGACGAGTATGTTAAAGGTTATATCGTGGGGTACATGAGGAAGTCAGAGTACTACCAGAAAGCCAGACATCTCAAGCGTGGCGACTTGGATACATCAAACAACTTCGTAGTGAAAGCCGATTGTTGGAATTTGCCTATAAGCGAACTCCGTACATGGAAAGGGAACAATGGGAAATCGACTAAGCCATAGCCAAGTTAGTAAATATCAACAGTGCGGTAAGGCGTATCAGTTCTGGTACATCGACAAGATACGACCTACCAAATCCAGATCATCGCTTTTGTTCGGTACTGCTATCGACCGAGCGGTTGGCGTTCTTCTTAATCCAAAGGAAGAGGGCGGTAAAACTCCCGAGGAAATATTCGATTACTTCTGGAGATTTCAAGACTTAAATGGATCTAACACCTACATACCTACTTGTTCTTCTCTTGTATATTCTAAGTCCGACTTTGATAAAGACCTTCTCACTAAAGAGGCTGAAGAGAAAATTGGCCTTACTCGTGATGCGATACTATCGCTTGTTGAGAAGCGTTTGGAGCTTGGCTATGACGGCCTTCTCGAAGATGAGAAGTCTCTCGTAAACCATGCCCATTGGTGGTGTCTCCGGGCCAAGGGTCATTACATGATCAAGGCGTTCCGTGAAAAGGTAATGCCTAAACTTACAAAGGTACACGCCACTCAGGAGTACATCGAGCTTGAGAACGGCGACGATCGTATCATCGGGTACATCGACATGGTGGCAGAAGTGGAAGGTCACGATCAGCCTATCGTCCTTGACCTCAAGACATCTGCAATGGAATACGAGGAAGATGCGGTACTCACTTCTCCGCAATTAACCTTGTACATGCATGCCGTTTCTGATAAATATAATACTAGGAAAGCCGGTTACATTGTTCTGAACAAGAACCTGATAAAGAACCGTAAAAAGATTTGTAGTAAGTGCAGTTATGATGGCTCAGGGGGGAGGCATAAAACTTGTGCAAATGAACACGAAGGCAAACGCTGTAATGGGGAATGGACTGAAACCATTAACCCGGAAGTCTATGTCCAATTCATCATCGATGAAATACCTCAACAGACTGAGGACTTGGTACTGGAAAATATTGACGACATTAATACCGCTATAAAGACCGGACACTTTACACGGAATTTGTCAATGTGTACCAACACTTATGGCGGACTTTGCGACTACATCAACTTGTGTTACAAAGGTAAGATGGACGACTTGTTCAAGAAGGGGGACTGATATGTGGCTTAAATTAACTGATGAATATTATTACATGGGACCGGGTGGGGTAACTGCCATCAAGGGTGTGGACAGGCGAGACAAGCCTACATCCTACATTTATTATTCGGAGCTTTACTGTGGACACATCCGCATTGCTTTGGTAAAAGAAACCATAGAGGAAATAGAGGGACTTCTGTTTCAGAAACAAAAGAAGGGTAGCAAGAAGAATGATTAAGGTAGGAGTAACACTTCAAAATGGAAGTAAACATACTGTCGTTTACGAGAACAACCAAGACGATTGGAAAGACCTTGTTAAATTCAGCCGAGACAGCTTTGTCAAAGATACTGAAGATAATTACATCTTGGTATCAAACATCTCTGTTTTCAAGTTTGAGGAAAAAAATGGGTAGGAAGAAAAGACAACAACTGGAGGAACTCAGAATGTCACAAGCTGTAGAAGGATTGGAAGAAATCATGGTGGAAACAAAAGCGTTTAATAAAAACAATGCGGCTAACGCATACTCGATTATCGAAGATGGAAATCGTTATGCTGTCGTCTGCATTGAGTTCGATAAGATAAACAAAGTAGCCGGAGACATTCGTATTATCGAAACCAATACGGATAAATTCCTCATGCAGAATCGCCTTGAGATTCTCATGCGTGGGGACGACATCCTGTGAAAACTATCTATGTTCACTCGATAGCTTTGCATGCCACAAACTTGGCGCTATTTCTTATTACGCTTGACTTCATTAGCATGGTCAGCGTGAAGTACGCCATCATGTTGGGTTGTCTTTATGTGCTGAACATGATAGCAAAAGCGTTCTATCTTCTCGAGCTTGAGAAAGAGAAGATGAAAGAGTTCGAAGAGGAATCGGAGAAAATCCGTGATCTTATTCGTGAAATGGAAAAGGGAGACAAAAATGACTGACTACGAGAAAAACATGCTAGTATCTCATTCTTTTTTAATTAAAGAAGAATACTACATTGATTTAACTCAAGGTCTAAAAGCTATTGTTGATAAAGAAGATTTTGATAAATTAAACAAGTATAAGTGGTATGCTTGTAATAGTCGTGGTTCTTTTTATGCCACCAGAGAAGCAAACAATAAATCAATTAAAATGCACAGATTAATTGTAAATGCGCTTCCGGGTCAAATTATAGACCACATAAATGGAAACACATTAGATAACAGAAAATGCAATTTAAGAGTTGTAAATTTTTTACAAAATGCTAGTAATTGCAAAAAAAGAAAGGACGGATTGACATCAAAATATAAAGGTGTTAATAAAAGAAATGGGAAGTATCGGGCGTATATTCAATTTAATAAAAAGAATATTCATATTGGTACATTCCAAACTGAAGAACAGGCAGCTCTAGAATATAACAAAAAAGCCATTGATCTATTCGGAGAATATGCTAGACTCAATGATGTTGTAATCAAAAAAGGAGATCAAAATGAAAACAAGTGAATCTATTAAAAATCTAACAAAATCCCTGTTAAAAGCTCAAACTCAAATGGGTTCTGCAAAAAAGGATGCTAAAAATCCTTTCTTTAAGTCAAAGTATGCCGACCTTCCAACTGTTATGGAAGTAGTAAAGGGACCACTAAATGATTCCGGTATATTAATTCTTCAACCGGCATCTCATCGTGATGGAAAAAACTTTATTACTACTACTTTGATTCACGGAGAAACCGGCGAATTTATGTCATCTGAAACCGAAGTCGTTTGTTCTAAAGCAAATGATCCTCAGATTTTCGGGGCAGCACAAACATACGCCAGACGCTTTGGTCTTCAGGCAATGTTATTTATTCCCGCTGAAGATGATGATGGAAATTATGCCTCGGGTAAAACTGTCGCTCGAAATGCATCTTCTTCCGAATCCGAAGCTGCTTCTACCGAAACCGCAGCTCAGGTTAAAGCTTCGCCCGGTACTAGCGTTGAACCCTTGAAGAAGTCTAGCTTCCGCAAAACTAAACCCGCTACTGAAGTGGTTGCCTCCGCTTCTGCTACCTCTGTCGCCATCACGGACGAGGAGTGGGCATGAGCGCCGAAACTATCGCTACCGCTCAGGTAGAGCAAGTAGCTGAAGCAAATGCCAATGTAATGGCCGAAAGACTCCAAAAGGAGATTAAGCCAGAACAAGCTGCTGAAATGGTATTCCGTTACTACTGGCCTCAGTATCAGCGTCTTGTCTCTTCTTTGTCGAACAAAGATGCTAGACGACTGAACGAGGCTGTGGTAGGGTATCCACTAGAGGTTACGAACAAGAACTTCTTTAGTAAGGAAGCTAAAGAAGCTTTTGCTCTGGCCAAGACTCTGATGGACGCAAAGTTTATCCTTCAACAAAGGGTAATCCAAGATGCTATCGGGGAATTGGAAAACAAAAATGAAGAGACTACGGTGGTATCTTCTGAAACAAATGAAACCGTTAATGAAGGAGAAAACGCAAATGGCTAATAAACTGAAACGAGAAGTGATTGGGTCTTTCCTTAAATCTAAAGATGACAACAAACCACCGTATCTGAAATTCCGCACCAGTGTAACCCTCAAAGAAGGAGACATTGTCCGGGTTGAGAATAAAAAATTCCAACTTCAGTCTCTCGAAGGAGCGGTCACCGCAGGAAAGCTTAATGGCGAAATTGCTGAGAAAGCAAAAGAGCGCATTAACAAAATTCCTGAGTTTGTTATCGCAGAGTTAGTAGTGCTCAAGTCCGAGTAAGCACACTAAATGGCCCCGTAGTCACTGTTATCCCTTTCTGGTGGCTGCGGGGTCTTTCTTATAGGAGAACATATGAATCCAAAAGAGTATCAATACTATCACGAGCTAGATGCCTACACCGTTGTTTGTAAAGTACCCTCTAAAGAACAATTCATAGAGTATCTTGTGAATCAAGCCATGCAATTAACCCCAATGACCATTAAAATCAAATTGGGCGCAGCGTTTGTTCACCCTAAAGACCAGTTCTCCTACAAAACAGGAAGGGAAACCGCAATGTCTAAGATCAAATACGAAAATTTCCAATTAACTCGTGTTTCTTATTCGGAAAAAGAAACGCTTGTTGATTTGTATGCCGTTGACATGGATTGTCCGGTGTCTGTCTTGCGTTTTTCTATCACGGATGGTAGAAAAACACCGTATCTCGTTAAAGCCTGTTAATATCGTTAATGAAAGGGAAATAAAATGGCTGAATACTATAACTTCAAAGAAGGTCTTAACTCTAAGGGTAAGCTCTTGACTCTTGATCAGATCAATAATCTCAATGTTGATCCGAACAAGGACTATTATCTTTCCATTTACAAGTACAATGAGGAACAAAAGAAACAAGTGGATACCACTGGAACCGTTTCTGGCATTAAAGATGTGAACACTGATGTATTGGTGTGGGACTTTGACAGCGCCACCAATCCAGAAGAAGCCCGCAAGGACACCGTCGAACTCGGTCGTCGTCTTGTTGAGAAGTACAATGTCGATCCCGACACCATCCAGTGCTATTACTCTGGAAGCAAGGGTTTCCATGTCGTCCTTCCCATTGATAGAACCGTTACGCCCGATCAATTCAAGAAGGCCACAAACGAAATCGCAAAGGGACTGAAGACCTTTGACTCCGTAGTGTCTGATCCTGCTCGGGTCATTCGTATGGAGTACACCAAGCACCCGAAGACCGGACTCTTTAAGATTCCGCTTCACATTGCCGAAGTAGATGAAACTTCTGTCGATGAGATTAAGAACAAGGCGAAGGATCCTTCCGTGGATGTTTCGTTTACTGTGTCTCCTACCGTTCTCCCTGCTGATTTGTTTAAGATTGCAGAGAAGAAGAAAAAGGAACCCAAGCTCTCGAGTGACTTGGGAACTCCCCCAAAGGGATGGAAGCAGTACAAGTGGGCCATCGCTCAAGGTATGTTCGAGTCCGGTGAAAGGCATAGCGCCCTTATGGTACTCGCCGCTACCTGTCGGGCATTAGGCTATGACAAAGAGCAAACTTATTACATGTGTAAAAGTGCGCTAAAGAAACAGGCTCGCCGTTCCGGGCAGGATGAATTCCCCAAGGAAGAACTTTGGGAAAACATTATTGAGGAATCCGTATTCTCCGATCGTTGGGAAGGTGGACAGTATTCCCCTAAGACCAATCCTTGGCTTAAGAAGTATTGCGAGAAGATGGGCTTTGACACCGAAGAGAAAGAGGAACCACCCTGCGTCAGCCTCGACCTCCTTACTGAACAGTTCACCTCGTATGCCACAAACTTCGAGCAGAACATTATCAAGACTGGCATCACCGAGCTTGATGAAAACATTATGTTCAGTACTTCTACCCTGAACGGTCTTCTTGGCCAACCCGGATCCGGTAAGACTACCATGGCTCTTAACTACCTTTTGAACACCTCGAAGGGTGGAGTGCCGTCAGTTTTCCTGTCGCTTGATATGGGCGCTCCTATCGTCTATGCCAAGCTTGTCCAGAAGGCCACGGGATATGACTTCAAACGGGCGTTAAACCTGTTTAGGAGCAATCCAGAGCAAGCTAAGAAGATCGCTGATGAGATAAGGGAGAACTATAAGAATGTCGGATTCAACTTCAAGTCAGGTCTTACTGTTTCAGACATTAAAACCATTATCCAAAAGCAAGCCGAAGCTTCGGGAAGTCGCCCTAGATTACTCGTTATTGATTATCTGGAGTGTCTTGCAGGTCCTTATAGTGACGCAACTGCTAACGCTGCTTTAATCGCTAACCAGCTTAAAGATCTGGCGAACGAGGAAGAGCTGTGCATCCTGCTCCTTCTCCAGACTCAGAAGCATTCGACCCCGGATGTCTCGGATCCTCTTCTGTCTATGAAGCAGATCAAAGGTAGCTCGGTACTTGAACAAGCTTGCTCCACCGTCCTTACCATCTGGCGTGAGGGGTATAATCCCAACTTCATCGAAGACGACAAATATGTTTCCTTCGCTGTTGTTAAGAATCGCTTCGGATCTTTGTGGCGTGGAGACTTTACTTGGGAACCGATTCGTGGTGATATTTGTTCTATGACCGAAGAAGACCGTGAGGAATTCGAGGAGTTCAAAGAACGGAAGAAACAAAACCGTGCAGACCAAGCACGAGAAAAGGATGAGTGGTCCTAATGAATAAAAAAGCAGACAGCGAAGAACTACTGTTTGAACTCTTTGCCGGTGAATATGTTTCAATAATCATGGACATGATGGTGGAGAATGTAACTCAATCTGCCACTGAAGTAGAGATGATAAAGGCTCCGCTTACCGTTGCTGGGTTTCTTAGCGATGCGGATGGAGTCTATTATTATCTTGGACATGAACCGAATGTATTCAATCAAGCGGTGAAGAAAGACAAGATAGTACATATCGAAGTAATCGAAGAACCAAAAGAGCAGAAAGAACATGTCTTCAAAGATACTAAGGGGCCAGACGGAAAAGGCTACAACTAGCCTCGAAACCGTTCTGTGCGCCTACGCTAGACCTACATTTCTTGCTATCACACAGCCAGACGAGGATAACGACATACAAGTAGTTATCACTTGTCTGGCGTTTGATATGATGACGGTAGCGGAAAGAGTATCTTATATTTTTGATATTATAAAAAAACATTGCCCGGACATACTTGAAGATCGGCTTGTCATAGTGCAAGCTTATACTTCTGACGAAATAGAGAGCATACTCTTTGAGTTGTTCCTTCCGGAATATGAAGAGCTGTTTAATGAAGGGGACGAATGAATTACTTTAATGTAGGCGACATTGTCATGGTAGTCGGACACCTTGATACTAGAGTAAGAAGCAAGGACACATCCAGTGCCATCATAGGTACTATTGATCAATTTCTTATTGACCAACAGGTAAGTGTCTTGTTAGAAAATGGAGACATCTGGGTCGGAAGCACCCGGGAAATTGTACTTCTTAAAGATCAAATGTGAATGTTTTGAAAGGGAAAACATGGACAAGTTGATATATGGCAAATCCGGCATTAACAATATTGTCGGGCTTGAGGCGCATGACGGTCAGGTAGAATTGTTTATTCAGAAAGAAGACGGCTCTGTCGCAAGTGAGTTCCGTCCTTCTCGCTATTGGATATTGGCGAACAAAAACATTGACGGGGCATTTAATCAGCTCAAGGGCGATCTGTATTACAAGTACGGCACACAGTTCCGCACTCGAGAAGAGTTCAAGGAAATGAGAAGCCGCTGGAAGAACCTCAATACCTTTTCCATTTGGAACCCTGAAGAGTCCACAATGGTTAAGGATGGCTACTGTTTCTTCCAAGGAATGAAGCACAAACAAATATCCGTGCTTTCTTTCGATATTGAAACAAACGGTATCTTACTTAATAAGAAATCTTTCGTGGTGCTTATTAGTAATACTTATAGGGATTCATTCGGTAATGTTACCCGCAAACTGTTTTGCCATGACGAGTACGAATCCCAAGGAGAAATGATCAATGCTTGGTGTGCTTGGGTACGCAATGTTAATCCTTCAATTATTTGCGGTCACAATATTTTTGGTTTCGATCTTCCCTATCTTAATCATTGTAGCGATAGTGGTTTGGCTCTTGGAAGAAATGACTCTTCTGTAGAGTTTGATAACTACGAGTCGAAGTTCCGTAAAGACGGAAGCCAGTTCATTCACTACAAGAAAGCCAAGTGCTATGGTCGTACCCTTATCGATACCATGTTCCTTGCCATCAAGTATGATGTCGGCAGGAAGTATGAATCCTATGGACTGAAGGCTATCATCAAACACGAGAAGCTCGAACGTGAAGATCGCCAGTTCTACGATGCGGGTACTATTAAAGATAACTTCCGCATTCCGTCTGAGATGGTAAAGATTAAAGCATACGCTGAACACGATGCGGATGATGCATTAGCTTTGTACGACATGATGTCTCCGCCATTCTTCTACATGACCCAATCTATTCCTAAGACCTATCAGGAGATCATGCTTGGGGCTACAGGATCTCAAATCAACTCCATCATGATGCGAGCCTACCTTCAGGATGCTCACTCCCTGCCTGAAGCAGACGAGGCTCAGGACTATGAAGGAGCCATCTCGCTTGGTGAGATTGGCATCTACACCGCTTGTCACAAGGTGGATGTCGCCTCTCTTTATCCGAGCATTATGATCCAGTATGAAGTATTTGATGAAGACAAGGATCCGAATAAATACTTCTTGCAGTTGGTGAAAACATTTACCGAACTTCGATTGCAATACAAGAAGAAAGCTAAAGAGGATAAATACTTCGACGATCTTCAGGGAGCGTATAAGATCTTCATCAATAGCTGTTACGGCTTCTTGGGTACAGCAGGGCTTCTATTCAACAGTCCTGCGGCTGCGGCCTTCATTACCGCCACAGGACGGGAAGTGCTGCAAACCTCCATTAACTGGGCTAAATCGAAAGGATACACCATCGTCAATGCTGACACCGACAGTATTACTTATTGCGACCCTTATCGTTCTGTTATCCATAAGTCTGTAAGGGAAAGTAACCTTAACGAACTCAATGCCCTTTATCCCGAGAAGATACGGTTTGAGGATGACGGGTTCTTCAACAAGGTTATTGTATTTGCGCCAAAGAACTATGTTCTCCAAAAGGAAGATAACTCTATTAAAATTAAGGGTTCTGCCCTTAAGGATGCCAAGCGGGAGCTTGCACTGAAAGAGTTTGCCAGTGAAGTAATATCCGAACTTCTCTGCGATGGAGATCACAGAAAGATACAGACCATCTATTACAAATACATTAAAGAAGTGAAGCACGGCATCAAAGATATAAAGCGTTGGTGCAGTAAGAAAACCATAACCGATAAGATATTTTCAAGCGAGAGATCAAATGAGACAAAAGTTAAAGATGCCATTCAAGGCACTAACTATCGTGAGGGCGATAAAGTGTGGACGTTCTTTAAGTCGGACGGAAGCTTATGCCTTATGGAAAATTACGATGGAGATTACGATAAGGACTCAATGTATAAGAAAGTATTCCGCTCTGCTGAATTCTTCACTAATGTAATACCGCCAGATCTCTTTACAAATTACAGCCTTAAGCGATCTAAGAAATTATTAGAAGAATTGTAAAAAGATGTTTACAAAGCTATTCGCATACGCTACTTTGGGTTTGGGGGAGTAGTAGCCGGGGGTGAAGCCGAAAGGTGGATCCCCCATTCTTATGACAATTCACAACTTTGAAGACCATAAAAATAAGAAGAAGTTCACTAAGGTTATCGAAGACATCGATAGCATTCTCCGTGTTATTAGTTTAACTCAGAAGAGCTTAAGCTATTTCAAGCAGTACCTTACGGTGCAGGAAATTGTATCCGTGTTGGAAACAAACAAAACCCTCTTAGAACTTTATAGGAAAAAGTATGGCGATAAATTGGAAGAAATTGAAAAAAAATATTCCAAATCGAGTGAGGGTGAAAGCTAGACACCACTACGAGGTTCTTTGGAGTGACGAGTTCTGGTGGGATGAAAAGACCAACAGGAAGACATTCGGCATTACTAGAACATATACGGATAAGAAAACATCTCCCGATCAAATACTGCTCAACAAGAAGCAGGGCGATAAAGAAACCATCCATACCTACTGGCACGAATACATTCACGGCTTGTCTGAACATTACGGCATTGACCTTACCGAATCTCAGGTAGAGAAGCTTGAGAAATCATTTTCATATATTTACGAATTCTTCTTGACTCTCGAGGGTAAGGTTCGCAAAACTAAAAAGCATAAGGGGAAAAAATGAAAGGAATTATTAAAGATTTATCAAATTTAACATTTAATAATTGGAAAGTTTTAAACG